AAGACATTTGATAACAATGTTTCTAAGATAGAAGAGATGTGTAGAAAGTGTGGTGATTTCCTAGATGAACTGGTAGTTCTTACTGGTACTACTGGAGATAAGAATTTTCATATTGCATCTTACTTAAAGCAATTCTTCAATGACGAGATCAAGAATGCTCGCACCATTAATAAAGTAGATGATGCCATGTACAACATGCTTAATTTCTATGGTGATAAGATGGAGAAAAAACTTGCTAAGATTAAGACAGTTGACAATCTAACTAAGAAGAGAAAATTAGTATACGATAGTCAACTATACGTTGAAAATAATAAGGACAAGTTCAAAGCAATGCTATCACTGTACAAAGAACTACAAACAGTGAAGCAAATAGTTATAGATAAACTTGACCACCTAGAAGAGTTTAGGACTTTTGTCCAGACAGAGAAAGGATATAAGGTCACTGGTCCAGAAGGTTATGTCTTACATAAAGATGGTGACATGATTAAGTTTGTTAACCGTCTTGAGTTCTCGTACAATAACTTCACTGTAGCAAAGTCATGGCGTTAAAAGGCAAAAGAATTTATATGACTTATGGTAGGTTCCAACCTGTTACTTGGGGTCATGAGAATAGTTTTAATGCTATTAAAAGTGCTGCATCATCAGCTGGTTGTGAATATCACATTTTCATTTCACATACAAATGATAAAGACGAGAATCCTCTTAAACAAGCAGATAAGTTGAAGTGGATGAAGTTGTTACTTCCTCAACATGCTAGTAAAATCCTTGCTATTAACCCCTCTGATCCACAAAAGTGTGTAAGATATTGTATGACAGCATCAAGTGATATTGCTCATGACTATGATGAGTGTGTTTATATGGTAGGATCTGATAGGGTTAATGCTATGCAGTATCTACACAATTATAATGGTTGTAATCCTAACCATAAGAGTGTAGACTTTAGTATGAAACATTTTGAAGTTGTATCTACTGGTAGTCGTGATGCTGATGGTAAGACTTTTGCTATATCAGGTACGAAGATGAGAAATTGGGCAAGATCTGGTGATATTAAAGAGTTTAAGAAGGGTCTTCCTAAATCTAATAATTTAAGTGAAAAACTTATATTAGAATTCATGGCATTATTATGAAGAATTTTAAGAAGCTACGAGAAGAAGCACTCCGTCAACAACAACGACAGGATGAAGTTTTCAAAGAAGGTGATGTTGTTATGTCATCACGTACAGGAGACAGAGGACATATTCATAGAACAGGTGGTAACTATGTTATCATTATTTCAGAAGAAGGAAATATGTTCCGTGAATGGATTAAGAACATTAGATCTATAAATAATACGAGAAGAACCTCCCTTTTGAACGATGAAGAAACAACCTCCAGTTAATAAAGTAAAGTACAGTGACGAGTTTTCATCTGGTTTGATGGAATCGTATGGACAGTGGATGGGTGGCGATTGCTTCCAGAATACTGAAATGCCTGACTTGCATTTATCAGAAGCACCTTTCGATGGTATGGACCCACAATCCAATGGTGCTGAGATTGAAGACACTACTAAGAAAAAGAAGAGTGCTAAGAAAGAAGGTTCTAAAGCACAACTAGCTACTAAAGAAGAAGAAGTAGAAGAAAGAGAAGAGTATGAAGTTGGTGGTGAAACATATGTCATTGAAAAGATTAAAGGGAAATGGCAGAAAGGATATAAAATGAAGAAAGAGCATCATCAAGTAGATGATGAAGGTGAAACCATTGAGCATGAAGAGGAAGCACCAGGCACACCTTGTTCAGTTGAACCTATTGAAGAAAAGAAACTTGATCCTGTAGGTAAGGCAGATAAAGATATTGACAACGATGGTGATCACGATAAGACTGATAAATATTTGATTGCACGTCGTAAGAAGGTCGATAAAATTATTGGTATGACAAAGAAGAAATGAAATCCTTTAAGCAATTCCGAGAAGAAGGTTTTGATGACAACAGAAAGGAAAAGAACACAAAGCCTAAAACTAAAAAGTTAAAGAATAAAAAATCTGGTAATGTAGAAGTAATGCCTAGTATTCCTGACGGTCAGAAAGGAATGACCACTAGAGCAACCAATGAAGCAAAGAACTATGAGGGTCCTTTGTATGCTCCATGGTCTGATGTCGTCAAAGGAAGAGGGTTTGATTCCTTGAAGGAAAAGGCAGAAGTATACTGGTCAAGTAAAGCATTAGATCAGTTAGAAGAAATACAACAGAGAGAATCATTTGAAAATGGTGTTAACAAAGCACGCCGTGATTATCGTTCTGGTACGCTATTAACTTTTAAACAGTTCATGGCAAAAATAACAGATATTTTAGACGAGTGGGAGAAATAATAAATAGGATGTGATAACTTTATGATTTAAGATTATGCTATCCTTTCTATTACCACTTGCAACAAAAATAATTTCAGATGCAGTTAACAAGATTCCTGAGAATGAGGAACTTGGAGAAAAACTGATTGACATCTGTCTAGTTATTCTCGGCAAGGCAGTTAAACTGACCAAAACCGATATGGATGACAAGTTACTTGAGACAGTAAAATCTGCTATCAAGACAAGAGAATAGATATATTATGGGGGGTGAGAGCTCCCCTTTTTTATCTTTTTATAAATAAACATAAGAAATACTCTAATTAAACGAGGAAAACAATGGCTGTATTCGGAACGATTGATGCAGCGACATTTGCAAATAATGTTGGCGTCACAAATGGCGATGCTACAGTTACTAAGAATGCCGCTGATACTGTAAACCAAGGAGACGTACTAGTCTTAGATGGTGTTAACTATATTGTAAGGAGTGTATCAAGCACAACTTCAATTGAATTACACACCACCTATGCTGGTAGCACTGAGGCTGCACTAGCAGGAGCTGTACGCAGAACTCCACCTAAAGATGTTGCAGAATATGTAATCAAGGGTGGCGACAGTAATGTTGGCGAAATTTTATTCGTTGACTCAACTGAAGTTGGACTTGCAGAGAACAAGCAACGTGGTTTGAAAGGACCTGGTTGGTGGAACTATAAAACATATACAGATCATTCTGGTGCTACTCGCCATAAGGCAGTGCATTTAGCTTATGTTTATATTGCTGCTGGTACATCTGGTGACTTCACTGATGATACTAAGGTTGCTGATGTAGCATCTGCTGTAACTATTGGTACACAACCTGCTGCTTCTACATCATCTTCTGGTGCTGGTTCATTTGCGAACCTTGCTACAAGTACAACAGGAACACCTGGAGCACTTGCATATGTTTGGCAACGTCAGACTGCAACTGGTAAGCGTTGGGTTAACCTTGCTGCTAACACAGACACAGGTATTACATACGCTAACTTTACTAATGCAACTCTTTCATACACTGGACTTGCTAGTGATGCACTTGATGGTTACAAGTACAGAGTTAAGATCACCTCTGCTGGTGGAACCGAAGAGGTTATCTCTAACGGAGCTGCAACTCTAACATTCGGTACCTAATGAATGAACATTCGTGAACTGGACCATGAAAATTGGTTATTCTTTGCAATTAAACATTATAACAACCCGTTGTCCGTCACCTATCAAGATTTTGAAGAAGACTTAAAGAGATTTAAGTACATCAAAAGATTATTGAAAAGGTATGAGACAACGGGAGAGTTAAAGACTCACTTGATACTTAATCATATTATAGTTTTATATAATGTTTTTGATGATGCAGCAACACCGCTGCTATTTTATAGAGTAGAAGCAACATATTGGTCTGTAATCAAGGCGTTCATGTTGTTTCTAAATAGATTACCACCTAAACTTAACGAGGATGTTGATAAGGAATGTCTAAAAGAACTGAACCTAATCTAAAAGAAGAGATTAACTCAGCAGGCGATGGTTCTGGTCTACAGTTACCACCAGCTTTTGTTATGGTAAATCCTAGACAACATCGTAAGTACAAGAAAAATAATGAAACCGTTGATGGGCGTACCAAAGGTGCTCGCTCTCTCTTCGACCGTATCCAAAAAAGAAAAATGAAAGAAGACACAAACGTAACCGAAGCTCTGTCTACAGATACTGAGAGAGCTCAAAAACAGATTACTCAGGGTAAGAAACTGGGTCGTCAAAAGGATCTCCAGAAAAAACGTGGAGAAGCTAAAGAAAAAATGATGCGTAAAACTAAAGAAATGGATACGCTCATGAAGGCACGTCTTTCTGACTTTAAAAAGAAAGCATCTCAACAAACTAAGAAACTCAAAAAAGAGGAAACTGAAGTGACTACTGATATTATGAATGAAGGACAGGATGTAATCCAAGTTGCATTGGATGTAGCTACATCAGAATTGAATCCCGCAGGTGAAGGTTCATTTGCCAAGGTACAATTTGGTGATGGATCTACACAGAACCTAGATAACTTCTCTGCTAAGCGTATTGCTGCATGTTATGCACAACTAGATGATACTCACAAGCAACAGTTCCAGTACATGCTAAACAAAGACGCTTCTACATATCAATCCGCACTAGATTTTGCTGTGAGAAATGTCTGATATTAATTCAGCAATATTAGAAAGATTAGAAAAAGTAGTTGACTCTCTTCAGGAAAACTCTGTGAAGATGGGTCAACTTCTTGCTGTACATAATGAGAAGTTAGATAGTCACAGTCAAACTGATAGGATTTTATTTGAAAAGGTAGACAGGTTACATGGTGATCTTAATAGGGAGACAGATCTCATTAAGAAAGGTTGTGAAAGGGATATACGTAAGGTCGATGACCGTCTTCAAGTCATGGAGAAGAAGATGTGGACAATCGCAGGTGCCCTGACGGTCATATCCTTTGTAGTATCCACACCAGGACAGGCAGTATTGAAAAACTTGACACCTCGGCAGAACCCTGCTAGTATATCAGCAGTAGAAATGCCTTCGATTGAGTTATCTTGACGTAAAGTACATTAATTTAATATCCCCTCGTCTGACTCTCTTCACTAGGAAGAAGGCAGACCTTTTTAATTTTAGGTGTCCTTACTGTGGTGACTCACAAAAGAGAAAGAACAAGGCGAGGGGGTATTTGTTTAAGATTAAAAACAATTTCACCTACAAATGTCACAATTGTGGTGTTGGTAGGTCTCTTGCTAACTTTATAAAAGATCAAGATATACATCTCTATGATCAATTTATCATGGAGAAATTCAAAGAAGGTAGGACTGGTAAGGGAACTGCTACAGCTTCTCCAAAACTCAATTTTTCGGTACCAAAATTTGTTTCAAAAGGAGTGGATCTTCAGAAAATTTCAGAGCTAAATACTGAACATCCAGCACGAGTTTATCTTGAGCAACGTGGTATTAAAGACCTCGATTACTTCTACTATTGTCCAAAATTTAAAGAGTGGACTAACAAACAGAAGCAGACATTTGATACCTTAAGGCAAGATAGTCCTCGTATTATTATACCATTCAGAGATAAAGACGGGAAACTCTTTGGTTACCAAGGCAGATCGCTAGCCCCTAAGGCAAAAATAAGATACATTACGATCATGCTGGACGAAGACCATCCCAAGATCTTTGGACAGGATAAAATTAATTATGAAAAACCGATTTACATTGTTGAAGGACCGTTTGACAGTACCTTCATTAAGAATTCCGTTGCGATGGCTGGGTCTGATGTTGATATTCGGACGTTTGGCTGGAGCAATCATATTTGGATATATGATAATGAGCCACGTAACAGAGAAATCGTCGCCAGAATCTCCAAGTCAATTGACCGAGGAGATAAGGTAGTAATCTGGCCAAAAAATATACAACAAAAGGACATAAATGACATGCATCTAGCTGGACATGATGTTCAAACTCTGGTAGAATCAAATACCTATCAGGGACTAACCGCAACCCTTAAATTTAACGACTGGAAAAAAGTATGACAAACGGGCATGGAAATATCAAAGTTCTCAAGCGAGATGGAACTGAGACAACTCTTAATCTTGATAAGATTCATAAGGTAGTAGAGGAAGCTTGCGAAGGTCTGGGGAGCGGTGTAAGTGCCTCTCAGGTGGAGATGAATTCTGGTCTCCAATTCTTTGATGGAATCGCAACAAAAGATATTCAAGAAATTCTTGTTCGTTCTGCGAGTGATCTGATTAGCTTAGAAAATCCTAACTATCAGTTCGTTGCTGCTCGTCTTCTCCTTTATGGTGTATACAAACAGGTTTTTGGATCTGAATGGGTTCGTGGTCTGCCTAGTGTTTATGATCATGCGTTACACTGTACTGATAAGAGTGTGTATGATCAAGATATTTTGGGTAAATACACAGAAGAAGAGTGGAGCAAAATTAATTCATGGATCGATCATGGACGTGATGAGATATTTACATATGCTGGTCTTCGCCAAGTAGTTGATAAGTATCTTGTTCAAGATCGTAGCAATGGTGTGGTTTACGAATCACCTCAGTTCATGTACATGATGATTTCTGTAACACTATTCCAAAACTATACAGACAATCGTTTAGATTATATTAAAAAGTATTATGACGCAATCTCAAAACACAAAATCAACATCCCAACACCAGTCATGGCAGGGGTCAGAACACCTCTTCGGCAGTTTGCGTCTTGCGTTTTGGTTGATGCTGACGACACCTTGGATAGTATTTTTGCTAGTGATATGGCCATTGGTCGTTATGTCGCACAGAGGGCTGGTATCGGTATCAACGCAGGCAGAATCCGTGGGATCAACGCTAAGATCAGAGGTGGAGAAGTTCAGCACACAGGGGTTGTCCCTTTCCTCAAAAAGTTTGAAAGCACTGTCAGATGTTGCACTCAAAATGGCATCCGTGGTGGATCAGCAACAGTCCACTTCCCAATCTGGCACCAAGAAATCGAAGACATCCTCGTCCTCAAAAACAACAAAGGAACAGAAGATAACCGTGTAAGAAAACTTGACTATTCTATCCAAATTAGCAAATTATTTTACGAACGTTTTATCAACAATGAAGATATCTCATTATTTTCTCCTCATGATGTGCCTGGCCTTTACGATGCTTTTGGGACCATTCATTTTGACTCTCTCTATACCAACTACGAGGCAGATGTGGATATCCCCAGAAAAACCATTGGAGCACAAGATCTAATCTTAGATCTCCTTAAGGAGAGAGCAGAGACAGGTCGTATGTATATTATGAACATCGACCATTGCAATGAACATTCATCTTTCCTAGATAAAGTGAGTATGAGTAACCTCTGTCAAGAGATTACTTTACCAACAACACCATTACAACATATTGATGGTGAAGGTGAGATTGCATTGTGTATTCTCTCTGCTGTAAACGTAGGTAAGATCAATAAGTTAGATGAATTTGAAAACCTCTGTGACTTAGCAGTCCGTGGTCTGGAGGAACTTATTGACTATCAAAATTACCCTGTTGAAGCAGCGAAACGTAGCACTCTTAACCGTCGTTCTCTTGGTGTTGGTTACATCGGACTTGCTCATTACCTAGCAAAAAATGGATACAAATATGACGACCCTGCAGCATGGAAAACAGTCCACGACATGTCTGAATCTTTCCAATATTACTTGCTCAAGTCGAGCAACACCCTCGCTCAAGAAAAGGGCAAGTGTGGATATTTCGATAGAACCAAGTATGCAGAAGGTATCCTCCCAATCGACACTTACAAGCGTGACATCGATGAGTTCTGTGGGAGTGAACTGACTCATGATTGGAAATCTCTTAGATCATCTATCCTGGAGCACGGACTTAGGCACTCAACATTGTCGGCACAGATGCCATCGGAAAGCAGTTCCGTTGTGTCAAATGCAACCAATGGAATCGAACC